CTGTCGAAGGTGCGCCTAGGCCGTACCTGGACACGCTCGAAGATGTCGCCCCAGCCCGGGGAATAGAACCAGGCTGCGCCCACCGGCAGGCTGGGCAGGCTGGCGACCAGCGTCTTGGCGGTATCGGGGTCGCCGTGCACGCTAACCCATTCCTTCACCGGTGCGATGTCGGCCGGGTGGACCGCGCGCATGGCCACCAGGATCTCGCACATGGCCAGGACGTTCTTGTTGATGATGGCGCTGCGGAGCGTGATGAGCGTGGCACCGAGGCCACGGATGCGGCCTTTCTTGATGACGTCCTCGATCGCGCCCAGGCACTGCAACTGGTTCGGCATCGGCTTCTGCGGCGCGTAGGTGTCGGCCTCGTCGCAGACCAGGTGCAGCGGCCGGCGGTTGAGCCGGTAGATTTCCTCGAAGAACGAGGTGAGGAACTGGATGGTCTCGCCCTTGCGGAAGGCCGACAGGTCGATGATGCAGCTGAAGTCACCCTCGGCCACAGCCCGGGCCAGGATCTCGCCGGCGCCCTTCTCCAGAGGCGCATCGGCATGTTCGCCGCCGAAGATGACGACCGGATAGGCAGCGCCCTTGCCATCGGCCGTGCTCTTGAGGCCCCAGTGTGCGCCGGTCGGGTCGATGACGCAGATGCGCTGGCCGGCGTCCATCAGCTCTTCCGAGATCACGGCGCCGGTGGTGGTCTTGCCGACACCGCGCTTGGCCAGGATGGCCACGGTCTGGGTGATGAGGTCCAGGGGCAGCGTGAAGGCCTTCCCCTTGGACGTGGTGCCGATGGCGAGCTGTTTGGTCATGCTGTCTCCCCTGGGAATTCATCGTGTAGCTGGCCATCCAAGAGGCGGCCGGCGGCTTTCTTGCCGACTCGAGCCATCTCCGTCTCGCCGTTGTTCTCGGGCGCGGCGACGCGCATATCAGGAATGTCGGTGCTGCCATCCGCGTAGACGAACATGCGCTCGGGATGTGTCTCATTCGGAGCCCATGCACCCCACTGCTTGAAGAAGAATGCTATGCCGGCGGTCCTGCACTGGTGGCGAAGGCCACGGACCCATGTGGGATGCATCGGCCTCGCTCCGGGGCCACTCTCGCCGCCAACAATCACCCAGTGGAGCTGGGGTCGCTCCAGGTTGTCAGTGACCTTGATAGAGACTGGCCCGAGCAGAGGTTCGACGCTCAGGAACCGGACGTAGGCCGGAGTCTCCAGCAGCAGCGGCACACGCTCATCGTAGGCAGCCTGGTTCTCGACGCTGACGCCAAGCCACACGTTCGGCGGCGGCCCCATCATCTTGTCGGCATAGCGGAGCATGTAGTCGCGCATCCGCTCGGGCCGCTTCGTGAGCACCTGGAACGTGTGACGCGACCCATCCGTACTGTCCATTACGCGAAAGATGCGGTCTATCTGCTCGTCCGTGCAGTTCTCATGGAACAAGTCGGACATGCTGTTGACGAAGATGCGACGCGGTCGGCGCCAGCGAAGGGGCTGCTCCAGGACGTGGTCCACGAACTTGATGTTGCCGTTCCAAGAGCCGTGCTTGTTGATCAGCCCCTCATAGGGCTGGCCGGGCCCGCTAAACCGGCGGGCCACGCCCTCGGCATAGCAGTGGACGCAACCCTGGGAGACGCGAGAACACCCGCGAACAGGGTTCCAGGTGGCATCGGTCCATTCGATGGTGGTGGCGTCGCTCATGGGAAATTCTTCGACACTTGGATATGCCGGTCCTTGACGCGCTTGTCGGTCATCACCGCTATCGGTCCGTGGTGGTACAGCATGCAGGCGAGGTTGAGGGCCGCGCCCCACATGGCGCCGCTGAGACCGAGCTTCTTAATGGTCTCGTCCTGGTAGCTCCAGGCCTCGATCTTCTTGAGATCGGCCTTCCAAACCTCCTGGTCCTCCCAGGACTCGGCCACATAGTTCGCCGCCAACATGTGGCGGATGATCTCGACCACCGTTACCTGTATGGCCTGCTCGTAGCCGGGTCCGAGGCCGCCCATGGATATGGACCACACCGTGCGGCCGGAGTCCCAGCGATCAAGCCAGTCTTGGATGGTGGCGCCGTATAGCTGCTGTTCGTGGTACGCCTCATCCTCGGCGTGGGACCGGTAGAAGACCGTCTGGCCATCGAGCACGAGGCCCCGGACACGGGAACCGGTACCCTGGCCATAGAGGCGCGCCGTCATGCCAACCTTGGGCTCGATGCCGGGCTCGCCTGGCACATAGAAGGACCAGCCGTCATCGAACTTCACGGCCCAACCCTTCGGCTCAGCCGTGACGCCCTCGATCTTGACCTCGGAGAACTGGGTGTCGTCTGTAGGCGGTTGGAACTGGACGTTCATGCTGCTTCCTTTATGACTTGGTCCACGTTGGCCTTGATGACTTCGAAGGTCAGAGCCCAAACCCAGGGATTTTCGGCCCATGCGCCATCTCCGTTGATGGCGTCCCAAAGCTCTGAGTACCAGCCAATTGGTTCGTGAGGCGCAGGAGCGCCCTCTGCGCAGGCGTCTCCCTGACCGATGTCCTGGAGTCTCTGGACCCGAACTTCGATGATGCGAAGCGTCAGGCGCGAGGTCCATCGCGGCATGAAAATGGACGGGCGCCACATCAGGCCACTGCGTTCTTCGGAGGCAAGGAAATGGATGTTCGCTTCTTGTGGCACCAGCCGCGGCGGCAGATGGTCATAGGCGTGTGGCGCAGCCCATGTCTCGCGAGCCCACAGCAGGTCACCCGCTTGGCCATGGGGGCAAAGGTCAAGGATGTTGTCGCTGTCCTGCCAGGCTTCCGGCACGTCGTCGTCCATTACGAAGCGCCGACCGCTGTACCACTTGGGCTGATACCGCATGGCACGTCTGGTCTGGGTCTTACGACCTTCCAGAAGCGCGCGGACCATCGGACCGCTGAAGAGGATGGGACGGGCGGTCATGCTTTACCCTCGCGCTCAGCAAGTAGAGCCCGTATCGCCGGCAGCGCTTCTCTGGCCAAGCGATTGAATCGGCTCTGCGCCGTGTATTCGTCCTGTGCCAGGAACCGACCAGTGACAGCATTGGCGGCGGCTTCCTGCGTGGCGGCCTCAAGCATGGCGTTGATGGGCGCGAGATCTAGACTCATATGACCTGTCCCGGCATCGTCAGCGCGATGGCCACATCACGGACCCAGATGTCGGTGTCGCTGAGCAGGAAGGTCTCGCCGCTCCAGGCCTGCAGCAGGGTCTGGTACATGATCGAGGCGATGGCCTCGGCCGCCGGCGGCGGGACCGCGTTGCCGATGCGTTCACGCCAAGCGCTGTCGCTGGTACCGGAGAGCTCGAGGTATTCCTCGGGTTCGACCAGGCCCTGGAGGGCCGCCAGTTCCAGCGTGGTGAACGGACGGTGCCAGGTGCCGTCCAGGCTGCGGATCATGCAGACCAGCTTGTCGGCCGCCGCCGGCAGCGCCTCGTCCCACCTTGGGTCCGCCACATTGCCGGCGCCGCGGTCGTGGTGCATCGAACCGCTGATGACGTTGCTGTGCCTGCTCCAGTCCACCACGCCGTAGTGGGCGCTGGTGATGTAGCGGTCACGGCCGCCGAGACCGGTGCGGGGGTCGGCCACGCTGAGCGCGCCGGATCCTGGACGGGTGGCGCCGATGACGGTCTTGGAGTGTTCTTCCCAGTCCACGAGCTTGAACTGGTTGTAGTGCCGGTTCGGGCTGTCCTTCATCCGAGGGTCAGCGACCGCAAACGCGCCCTGACCCGTGGTGCTGCCACCGATGACGGTCCCAGCGGGTTCGTCGTATCCGGTGACGCGATACTTGCCGCCGAACACGTTACCGCGCGGGTCCGCCACCGCCAATCCGCCGGCACTGGGTCCGTTGCCGCCTGTGATCGATGGTGAAGGTTGGTCCATGCGGACCACCCGGTAGATGTTGTTGAAGCGGCCGTCACGGACGCGCGGGTCGGCGACCGAGAATCGGCCCTGTGCCGGGTTCTGCTGGCCACCGATGGTGCCGGTGGACTCGTCCCAGCGGTGCACACCGAGCTGCTGGCCCTGGTGCCATGCGTCGCTGCTCTGGAAGCGAGGGTCGGCCACGGACCGCACACCGCCCGAAGGCGCGGCACTGCCAGTCACGGTCGCTGCAGGCCCCTTCCACGGACTGACGCCGTAGCTGCCGTAGTAGGTGCCGGTCTCTGGGTCGATGCGCGGGTCTGCGACCGCATAGCGGCCATTCGAAGGCAGGCTCTCGCCCGACACCGCGCCAGCCGTCTCGTTCCAGTTGAGGACGCCACGGCCGCCCTTGAAGGTCTCGCCCCTCGGGTCCGCCACTGCGAACTTGCCGTTCGTGGGGCCGCTGCGGCCGGCTATGGTGCCACTCGGCTCTTGCCATGCGGTCACGCCAAAAGGTCCCTGGCGATACTCGTGTTCCGGCATCAGGCCGAAGTCGCGGAGCATGCCGTCCACGACCTGCAGCTTCTCCAGTGACCGCCAGTCCGAACCTGCCTCGACGAAGGCGAGGCGTACCCAGGTGCGCCATTGCAGGCGCGGGATGCGGTGCATCGGGCCGGCGCTCAGGTCGCCGGGGAGCGGGAAGCGCTCCAGGACGCGGCCCACAGGCAGCAGCGGCTTCTTGCGGGGCTGGTAGAGGAATGCCGGCACCTTCTCTTGCTGGCGCGCCACCAGTAGGAACCGCTTTCGGCTCTGACCAAGGCCGCCGAGCTCGCCGCAGTCGTGCGTGGTCAGGGCGACGGCATAGCCGTAGTGTTCCAGGAGCGTCCGGATCTGCTGCAATAGGTGCTTGCCACGGCTCTGGATGAGCGGGACGTTCTCCAGCAGGAAGAACTCCGGCAGGTCGTCCTTATAGGCTTCCAGGGACAGCCAGATGCCACGCAGAGTTAGGCGGTTGAGGGCCTGGTACTTATCGCTGATGCTGCGGTTGCTGCTCAGCAGCCCAGAGAATCCCTTGCAGGGCGGGCTGGTGAAGATGATGTGGGGGCGCTCGCCGCCGAAGGCACGGCGGATGTCGTCCGGCGTGGCCTCGCGCCAGTGCGACGGCGGCTGATGTCCATGCCAGGCGATGTACTGCTCGCGGTCGAACAGGTCCATGACGGTGCCGTGGCCGTCGCCGGCACGGTTGTAGTCCGAGATGCAGGCCGGAACACTGTCGATACCGCCGATGCACCGGGCCCTGGCCACCATGCTGCCGACCTGCGCCTTGCCTCGGTTGAAACCCTTCTTGCCGCCGCCGAGGCCGCAGAAGAGATGGGCGTGACGAATCTCGCGAACGTCGATCATGCAGACTCCTGGTTCTGTTTAATGAGTGCTGGCAACTCGCGCAAATGAAACTCCGCATGGCGGATGCAGCCGCTGTTGTCAACGTAATCGGCATGGAGGATGGGCATATGGATGCCGTGCATGCGCAGATCATGGATACGCGTCACGACCATCCGGACGCCGAGATAGTTGAACTCATCGCCGATGTCACGGAATCGCCTTAGCTGCTCGACCCCATCGACCCTGACGATGTTCGGTGTCACTGGCGCAGCGGACTTCTTGAACCACCTCATGCCAGTGCGCTCCTATATGTCTTGGTGATGTCGCCATTGACCATGAAGCCGCGACGCCTGACCGCGCGGCCCAATTCGATGCGGTCGTTCCTGCTGACCGGCGCTTGTCCGACGATGCCGAAGTAGGCGTTGGCGGTCTCCATGAGCTCGCCGGCGTCCACGGTCTCGATGTTCTGCACGGCCTGGCGCACGGTGCGCCGGCGGGTGATGCGGCCCTCAGGCCTGATGACCTGGCCCACGAAGTCGATGCCGCGGCGGCACGGCTGCAGGATGGTCTTCTTGGGGTTGAGCTCGAGGTGCAGCGCATCGGGCAGGAACAGGTTCGCATCCGCCAGCACCGCCTCCAGCCACTGCGGCGAGCGTCCCAGCACCACGAAGTCATCGACGTAGCGGACGTAGTGCCGGGCCCGGTTGCGGTGTTTCATCCGCTGGTCCAGCGGGTCCAGGATGACGTTGGCGAAGAACTGGCTGGGCAGGTTGCCGATGGGCAGGCCGAAGCCTGCGGGCTGGTTGGTCAGGCGCTTGTTCGCCGGCACCTTGGCCAGGACAGCGGTGTCGCCCCGGACCTCGTAGTTGTCCCGGCAGTCGTGCCAGAGGATGGTGCCGCACAGCCCGAGCCACCACGGCTCATGGATCTTGGCTTGGAGCAGGCGCCACAGCACTGTCTTGTCGATGCGGTTGAAGAAGTTGGACAGGTCGCACTTGAGATAGAAGGCGTCCCGGCTCCAATCCTGAGTGATGCTGCGGGCATGGCGATCCAGGCGCTTGGCCGCATACAGAGTGCCGCGCCCCTTCATGCAGGCGCAGCTGTCGGCTATGAACGCGCGCTCGAACCTGGGCCCGATGTGGTTATAGAGCAGATGGTGGACGATGCGGTCCCGGAAGTCCGCCGCCCAGACCTCGCGGAACTTGGGCCGGCTGATGCCGAAGCAGATGCTCCGGCCCGGGCGGTAGCTGCCGTCCACCAGCTCCTCGTAGAGCTCGACGAGGTTGCGCTCCAGGCGGACCTCGAACCGGAGGGCGCTGTGCGTGTTGCGCTTCCGGGTGCGGCAGTCGTAGTAGGCCTGGTACAGGTCCGCGAAAGAAGGAGCAGCATGGCTTGGCTGGTGTGCCTCTTCGGACGACGAGAGCTCGGTTGCTGTTGTTCTTGTTCCAGTTGTTCGTGTTGCCGGAACTGAAGTTCTGGTTCCACGCGTTGTTGGCCGAGTACTGCGTCCTGTCGTGCTATGGGCATCGCCGGGCAGAAAGCCGAAGCTGATCTGTCCGGAAACTGCGCCAGACCTGCCGGCTGCGCCGGTGGTATCTGGTACTCGCGAGGCGGTGGCCACGGGTACCCGTCGGCCAGCGGCACGACCAGAGTCACTGTAAGCACTGTCCTGCTCGGCTTGCCGGTCAGGATGCGGGCTTGGTGATTTTTGCTTGTTCACTGTTTTTCCACGCCGTTGCTTGCCTCCCCATGCTCGCCAGGAGCGGGACCGCCTTCTTGTGATGCGAAGGCGCACACAGTCCCTTGTCCCGAACGAACCTGAGGATGGTCTCCATCGTCGCGACGCGCCGCAGGATCCGCCGGAGATACCTGACCCGCCTCTGGGAGGAAGGCTCGGTATTGACGTCGAAGATCAACGCCATCACCTCGAAATGCTCATCCTGGAGCTTGCTGCCGTATCGGCGGTTGTATGGCCGCTTCATGTTCACAGCAATGACATCTACCAAGTCGAAGAGCTTGTAGCTCGTCTGATAGATTTCCGTGTCGTAATGCAGACCCATGCTGCTGAAACCTTAAAAACTGAATGGATGAATTACCGAATTACCGCCAGACTCTGCGGACGACGAGAGCTCGGTAGCTGTCGTTCTTGTCCCAGGTGTTCGTGGTGCCGGAACTGAAGGCCTGGCCCCACGCGTAGCCGGCCGAGAACTGCGTCGAGGACCAGTACACGTCCTTCTCCAACAGATGGCCCATGTTGGCGAACACCTGGTTAAGCTCGCAGAGCGCGGGCAGGTAGCAATCCGTGTTGCCCTCAGCCTTGACCGCCACGATGTCCTTGGCCAACTGACTGCCGGCCTCGGCCATGGCCTTGGTGTTCACCACGCCATCACGGAGCGATTCCGCCGCGATCTCGCTGCCACGGCAGCCCCACTCCCGGTCCTTGAGGATCAGCGGTTTGCCATCGGCCCCGGTGACCAGCACTAGGTCGTAGATGCCGCCGTCCTCGGCGCGGCACTCGGCGGCGCGGATGCCGCCCTGGCCTTCCCAGACGTCGCCCAGCTTGGGTACGGCATCGCCGACCGAGCAGAACACCGGCATCAGGCTGCTGAGGCGCGGACCACGCACATGCTCCATCAGAGCCTCGGCGACGACGCCATGCGGGGCCTTCATGGCTACGCCGCGGTGGGTGAACTCGAAGACCTTTTCCTGTTCCTGATTCATTGGTTACTCCCTCTGGGTTCGGTTCAAAACGGGATGTCGTCATCCTGGCAGCCGCCGCCGCCGGCGGGCTCACTGGCCGGTGCACGGGCGGCACCGGTGCTGGGACGGGCAGGCGCGCTCTGGCTGGAGCCCTCGGCGCCCTGGCCGCGACCGCCCAGCATCTGCATCTCGTCCACCATGATCTCGGTGACGTAATGCTTCTGGCCGTCCTTCTCGTAGTCGCGAGTCCGCAGGCGGCCTTCGATGTAGAGCTGAGAGCCCTTGCGGACGTATTCGCCCACGATCTCGGCGAGGCGGTTGTAGAAGGTGAGCCGGTGCCACTCGGTGCGCTCCTTCTTCTCTCCGGTCTGCTTGTCCTTCCAGGACTCGTTGGTGGCCGCGCTCAAGTTCACGACGGCGCCACCGCTCGGCATGTACTTGACCTCGGGGTCCTTGCCGACCGTGGCGACCAAAATCACTTTGTTGACACCGCGGCTCATGCTGCTGCCTCCTGTTCCACCTTCTCGGCCGGGAACTTGTTCTTGATGTGGGCGTGGTAGTGGCTGCCGATGGACGGCGCCGCCATCAGTTCCTGGTGCTGTTCCTGGGTTACGCCGGTATAGCGGTAGATGCCGCCACTGCGGAACTCCACTTCCAGGACCTGGGTCGCCTGGTCATAGCCGACCGAGACGATGTTCGATGACGTGACGGCTACGCGGTTCATGCGGCCTCCGAGTTGATGACTTTGTGACGGACCAAGACCGCGCGCAGGCTGGCGTATACCGCCGGCGTGACCTTGTGCTTCTTCCGCCATGTTTCGAGATCAGCTTCCAGGGTCGGCGACGGTGCGGGTGCCGATGTCTGGGCGGCAGGAGCTGCAGGCGGGGGCGCGGCAACGGGTGCCGGCGCGGGAACTGCAGGTGCTGGGACAGCCACCGGAACCGCCTCGGCCTTGCGCCGTTCCTGCGCCTCGTGTTCGGCGATGCGCCCCTTGGCGACGGCCTCGAGATCATCCGAGGCCTTGAACACCAGCTGTCCACGGTCCGGGAACAATGTCTCGTAGCCCTTGGACAGATCGTCCAGGCGCTTGAAGTTGGCGCGCAGCCGCTCGGCCAGGGCGTTCACCTCGAGCTTGACCCGCGTCACCTCTTGGTCCACGGCATCGCGCAGGCTCTTGATGGACTTCTTGCCCTTCATCGCGCCGGCGAAGTCGGCCACGGGGATGTTTGAGGGAGACAACACCCGTGCCGGCAGCCCGTCATTGAGCCCCTTCACGTGGGTCTCATACACGGTCTTGCCACCAGCCAGGATCTCGTCCCGTATCGCCTGCTTGCGCGAGGTGACGGACTTCTCCAGCAGCAGCCGCTTGGCGCGGGCTAACTCCTTGAGTTCGTCGATGGTGCGGAACAGTTCGTCGATGGTGATGGTCTGGCCAAGCACGTTCTGCTTCACGCCTTCCAGCCGTTCCTCGACCTCTTTGCACCACTTGGTGGTGGCCTCAGCCGTGGCGAAATCCTCGTCGGTCTTGAGGTCGGTGCTGATCGCACCCAGGATCTCAGTGGCCTTGGCCTTGAACGCGACCAGGTTGGTGCCGGTGACCTCGCCCTTCACGTTGGCGAAGAGCGTGGGCAAGGTCTCGGGGACGGTGCCAGCGACCACGACCGCCTCCGGGGGCGGCGTGTAGGCCGCCATGTCCTGTTCGAACAGGGCCCAGCCGGCACGCAACGCGGTCTCGTCGGCCGGGTCCAGCGTGACCCACAGGTGGACCGTGCGGTCCTCGGTGCCGTCGGACACGGTGTACAGGCACTTGGTGGCGCGGCTGATGGCCAGCTGCTGCACGACCTGCCACTTGTCCTCGACAGGCAGCTCGCCGGCACGGACCCGGCGCGCCTTGTCCTCGTTCCACTGCTTGCCTTCCCAGATCACATCCTCCATGAGCGTGATGCCGTCGAAGGAAGCCGAGAGCTTGCCGCTGTCCTCGGGGCTGGTGACCGGGAACAGCTCCTGGCCGATGATCTTCTCGGCGATGGCACGCGCCAGGGGCTCGACCTCGTGACCGCGGTCGAACACGCTCTGGGTGAAGCTGTTGACCTCACGTTCGGCGCCGGTGGCC